GAATATCTTAGAGTTACTACCCTATGTAAAAGATGGCTCGGAAAATATCCGAATAGCTAAAGGACAGAATTACCTGCCTAAGAATTTAAAACAAGCGTTTACTCAAATCAAAAAAGAAGCACAATGGCGAAAATAATTACCATAGAGTTAGAAGCTAAAACTAAAGATGCTCAGAAGCAGCTTGAACTTGTCACTAAAGAAATACAAGAGCAAAAAGAAATAACCATTGATTTTCAGAAAGAGCTTGTTAAATTAGAGCAGCAACTTAAATCTACACCTAAAGGTGCAATACAACAACAAAAGGCACTCAAAACTGAAATAGGTAATTTAAAAGATGCTATTAAAGATCAAAATGTATCTCTTAAAGAACTTAACTTAGAAAGACAAAATGCAGTAGGGGTAAATAGAGAATTAAACAAAAAGCTAAAAGAAGCTAAAGACCAACAAAAAGGGCTTGGTAAGTTTACTGCCATGTTAGACAAGCAGACAGGTGGTGTTATAGGTAAGTTTACAGGGTTCACGAGTGCGTTATCTGCTGCTACTAAAGGTATGAAACTATTTAGAGCAGCCCTTATATCCACAGGTATTGGTGCTTTGGTAGTTGCTGTTGGTTCTTTGATTGCTGCATTTAAGAACTCAGAAGAGGGGCAAAACAGGTTTGCTAAGGTAATGACTCAGATAGGTGTTGTTGTTGGAAACACAAAGGATATACTCGAAAACTTTGGTAAAGCAATTATATCTGTGTTCACAGGTAATTTTAAAGCAGCAAGAGAAGCGCTCAAAGAAGCTACTGATGGTGTTAAAAACTTTAGAGAGGAAACACAAAAAGAAATTAAACTTGCAGGGGAACTTGCTGATAAACGAGCTAAAGCTGATATTTTACAAAGAGAACTTATTACTAAACGTGCAGAAGCAGACAGAAAGCGTAATGAAGCATTAGAGAAAGCAGCAAACAGAGAAGATTATACTGCTCAACAAAGAATAGCATTTTTAAGAGAAGCTGCTGCCATAGACCAAGAGATAACCGACCAAGAGTTAGCTGCTGCTAAACTTAGGTTAGAAGCTATGGAACAAGAGAAAAAATTTAGCGAAAGCACTAAAGAAGATTTAGATAAAGAACAGAAACTAAGAGCTGAGGTCATAAACTTAGAAAGCAGAAGATTAAAAAGGGCGAGAAGTTTAACACAGCAAATATCTCAATTTAGAAGAGAAGCACAAGCTGAGGAAGAGAAAGAGCAAAGGGAAAAGGATAAGCAAAAAGAACAAGCAGATAAAGAAGAGTTAAGAAAAGAAAAGGAACTTGCTGACTTAAAGAAACAAATTAGAGATGCCTTAGCTGTTACAGAAGACCAACAGCGAGAGCTTGAACTCATAAAAGTAGGCGAACACTATGACGCTCTTATTGAAAAGGCAAAGCAAAACAACTTAGATACTATTGAATTAGAACGCCAAAAAGAATCTGCTATTGCTGCAACACAACAAGAGTTTAATGCTAAAGATGAAGATGCAAGGAAAAAGAAAGCAGATGAAGATAAAAAAGCAAAAGATACTGAACAAAAGTTAAACGAGGATGTAGAAAGAGCTAAACTACAAGTAGCAGGACAAACCTTTGGGGCTATTGCACAATTAGCAGGAGAAGGTTCTAAGGTAGGTAAGGCAGCAGCCATAGCACAAGCTACCATAAGCTCAATTGAGGGTACACAAAACGCATTTACCACAGCAGCTAAAAGTCCTATTACTACTGTTTTCCCTGCGTATCCATTTATTCAGGCAGGGGTAGCAGCAGCAGCAGGTCTTGCAAACATTAAAGCAATAAAAAGCACTAAAGTAGGTACTACAACAGCACCAACTACACCAACAGCCACAGGTGGTGGTAGAGCAGCAACACCATCAATACCCCCTGCATTTAACATAGTAGGTGCATCAGGTACGAACCAATTAGCAGAAGCGATAGGTGGACAAGCACAGCAACCTGTCAAAGCGTTTGTAGTTTCAAACGATGTAAGCACAGCACAGGAATTAGATCGAAACATCGTAGAGGGTGCATCGATAGGATAAAATACAAAAACCAAACTAAATACGTTATATAAATATGCGAATCGTAGAACTAATCTTAGATGACCAAGAGATAACAGGGATAGAAGCGATATCTGTCGTAGAAAACCCTGCCATTGAAGAGGATTTTATTGCACTTAAAAACGAAGAGATAAAACTCGCAGAAGTATCAGGCGAGAAACGTATCCTACTCGGTGCATTACTTATCCCAAACAAACCTATATACAGACGTAAGGGCGATGATGAGTACTATATCTACTTTTCAAAAGATACAGTAGAGAAAGCATCGCAACTATACTTACAGAATGGCAATCAAAATAAAGCCACATTAGAACATCAACATAGCATTAACGGATTAACACTTGTAGAGAGTTGGATAGTAGAGGACGAGAAACACGACAAAAGCAGAATGTACGGACTAAATGTACCTGTGGGAACTTGGATGGGGGCTGTAAAAGTCAACAACGAAGAGATATGGGAATCGTATGTTCGCACAAAAAAAATTAAGGGCTTCTCGATAGAGGGGTACTTTGCTGACAAGATGGAACGCCCTAAAGAACCTATCAATGACTTTGATGAGGATGAAGCTAAGGATATGCTTAAATACATCCGTAGGATCGTTAAGAAAGATGGTAGATACAAAGATGGTAAAAAAGAAGAGTTAGAATCATACTCTGATTATCCAAGTGGTGTAAAGAATAACGCTAAGCGTGGTATTGAGCTTAACAAGAAAGTAAACAATAAATGTGCTACTGATGTAGGTAAGATACGAGCGCAGCAATTAGCACAGGGCAAACCCATCTCTAAAGAAACTATCAAACGTATGTACTCATATCTAAGTAGAGCAGAAGAGTACTACGATGAAAGCGACACTAAAGCGTGTGGTACTATCTCATATCTTCTTTGGGGTGGTAAAGCAGGTAAGCGATGGGCTGAAAGCAAATTAAAGGAATTAGGCGAATTAGATTTAGCTTCTCAGGTTATAAATGACGAGATGGCGATCATAGATGATAGACTTGCGTTTGCTACAAAAGAATTAGCAATAGCAGCAGCAAAAGATATAGGTTGTGAGAGTTACCACGAACACGAATACGAGGGTAAGGTATGGTATATGCCTTGCGAACAGCACAATTTTAAAAAACCATGTGCAAAGGGCTTTGTACAATATGGTATGAAAAACAAAAAAGGAAAATTAGTACCTAATTGCATACCGATAGATGGCTAAACGTATAGACTACATAAAAGTATTAAAGCCAAAGGTACGTAGAAAGGGTGTACACGCTAAAACCAAAATGAGTAGCATTAAAGGTTCAAAGCTATATAAGAAAAAATACAGAGGCCAAGGAAAATGATTAAACGACTCAAACGATTTATCACACCATCGAGAACAAGCCCTAAGGGTTCAAGACGTGCCTGTTTATGCGAGGATAACACATACTCTATTAAGTGTTGTGATGGCTCATTAAGAGCGCAAGGTATTGGGAAAGTATAACCCAAAATACAAATTAATTTTTAAATACGTTATTATATTATGAAAGCGACAGAAATTCTAAGTAAAATCAAAACCTATCTTGGGGAAGATACTGCTGATATTGTAGAAAATATCGAGCAATCCCAAGTAGTAGAGTTAGCACAAGCGAAACTCGAAAATGGAACTGTCCTTGAAGCAGAAGCGTTTGAATCAGGCAAAGAAATCTTTATCCTTACAGACGATGAGAAAGTGGCTGTTCCTGTTGGCGAATACCAAATGGAAGATGGTCAAATCCTTGTCGTTGAGGAAGAGGGTTTGATTGCTGAAATCAAAGAAGCAGAAGCCAAAGAGGAAGAGGAAGTAGAAGCATCTGAGGAAGTATCTGAGGAAACTGAACTTGAAGAGGTGGAAGCTGAGTATGCTACTAAAGAAGAGTTAGCAGAAGTAAAGTCAATGCTTGAGGAAATCAAAGCAATGATTGAAAAGAAAGAGGAAATGAGCGAAGTGGAAGAGCAAGTGAAAGAGGAACTATCTGAAACACCTGCCACAGAAGCAATCACTCATAACCCTGAACCCAAACAAAAAGTAAGTCTTAAGTATGCGCAAAACAGAAAGCAAAGTACTTTTGATAAAGTAATGTCTAAAATTGTTAACAATTAAATTTATATAAAATGCCAAATCCAACTATTACAGGAAGTACTTACGCAGGGGAATTTGCAGGGAAATATCTCGGTGCTGCCCTTCTAAGTGCTGATACACTTGACAAAGGTGCTATCACTATCTTACCAAACATTAAGTACAAAGCTGCTATGAAAGTCGGTGCGTTCTCAAATCTTGTACGCTCTGCTGATTGCGACTTTGACTCATCTACATCAGGTCTTACTCTAACCGAGAAAGTACTTACACCAACTGAGTTGCAAGTTAACTTACAAATCTGTAAAAAAGAGCTTCATGCCGATTGGGAAGCTGCTCAAATGGGATTCTCTGCTTTTGACGAGCTACCCCCATTGTTCTCTGATTACGTTATCGCACGTGTAGCTGCTGAGGTTGCTAAAGCAACTGAGGTATCTATTTGGCAAGGTAGTGCAGGGGAAGGAAACTTTGATGGTTTTGAAACTCTACTTGCTGCTGATACAGATGTAGTAGACGTTGTTGCAGGTACAGTTACTACTGCAAACGTAATCGCTGAGCTTCAAAAAATCGTTGATGCTATCCCAAGTGGTGTATATGGAAAAGAAGATTTAACTATCTATATTTCTCAAAACATCGCTAAGGCGTATGTAGGCGCACAAGCTGCTTTAGGTTACAGAGATTTGTATCACGTAGGTCAAACTGAGATGAACTTTCAAGGGATTCCTTTGTTTGCAACAGGTGGTCTTGCTGATAACACAGCAGTAGCTGCTCAGAAGTCCAACCTATTCTTTGGCTGCGGCTTGTTAAATGATAGAAATGAGGTTCGTGTAATCGACACCGCCGAATTTTTAGGCGATGACAATGTTCGTGTAGTTATGCGCTATACAGCAGGTGTGCAGCATGGTATTGGTTCTGATATCGTTCTCTACGCATAATCAATAATTCTCTAACTTAAAAGGGGTGGGTAAGCCGAGTGCCTACCTACCCTTTTTTATAAAAATAAAAAAATATGCCTTGTTCAGTATCAAACGGAAGAGCGTTACCATGTAAAAGTGGTGTAGGTGGGCTAAAGAACATTTACTTTGCCCCTTATACAAGTACTACTGCTGACTTAACTGACAGCTCAGGTACAATCACTTTAGATGACAGCGTATCTTTCTACAAATATGAAATCAAGGGTAATTCATCATTAGAAACTGCTATTAACTCGTCAAGAGAAAATGGCACTACTTTTTATGAGTCAACCCTTAATGTTACATTTACATTTTTAGATGTAGCAACTCAAGAGCAGATTAAGCTCTTAGCACATGGTCGCCCACAAATCGTTATCGAAGATTATAATGGTAACGGATTTTTGGTAGGTAAAGATCATGGTTCAGAAGTTACAGGGGGTACAGTTGTTACAGGTGCAGCTATGGGGGATTTGAGTGGATTTACACTTACCCTTACTGCTCAAGAAACAGCACCGCCATTTTTTGTAGCAACACTACCGACTGACGATTCATCATCGCCAATTAACCCAACACCATAATTTTTTTGTATCTTAGCAAAGAGTTTATTTATTTTGGTTTAGTTATAATTAGGGGGTTTAAAAGCCCCCTTTTTTATTACACAAAATTTAGAATATATACGTTATATAGGTATGCACGTATTAACTACATCGACAGATTCGCAAAGTATTGATGTAATACCACGCAGAAGCGTATCAGGTGTAATATCTTTGTTTGTAAGAAACGAATCCACAAATGTAATTACTCAATATACATCAGACAGATATTGGGATACATACGAAGCTACGTTCAGTAGCTCAGAGATAGAGTGGCAGGGTAGCACATTAACCTTTTCAGAGGGGCAAACATATCTTACCATCAATAACGTGTATGACCTTACAGAAGATACACATTATTCTTTTGTTATTCAAGATGCGATAGGTAAGCTATTTAAGGGTATGATGTTCTGTACAGATCAAACGATAGACCAAAGTACGAACTCTTACTATCAGATTAACAAAAACCAATATGTAACACACTCTGCTGATAACGAGTTTATAGTATTATGATAAAACTAACCACATCAACGGATGCTCAGACCATAAAGGTTATACCACGTGCTTACGCAACGAATGTAAGTATGGTATTTAGAGATGACTCTACAAACACATCTGTTACATATACATCATCTGCTACGACTGACAAAAACCACTTGGTTATTAACGAATCATTATCGCTTACTGAGGGTAGGTTTTATGATTTAACAATAAAGGAAGGTACAGACGTTATATATAAAGACAAAGTATTTTGCACAGACCAAACAGTCGACCAAGATACGAATAACTATTACTCAGTTAACGATGGCGAATACGTAAGTGATACAAGCTACGATAACGATTATATTATATTATGAAAAACGATTTAAGAATAGTTAACCTAAGCACCTACACAAGCCCTACTGTAAAAGAAGTACGGAATCAGGAATTTGTGAGCTATGGGGAAGATAACAACTACTTTCAGTATCTTATAGATAGATACAATGGTAGTCCTACTAATAACGCTATTATAAACGGAATTAGTGAGATGATATATGGTAAGGGTTTAGATGCTACTGATAGCAACAGAAAGCCCGATCAATACGCACAGATGGTATCTTTGTTTAATGCTGATTGTGTTCGTAAAGTAGTTTATGACCAAAAACTTATGGGTCAATGTGCTTTGCAGGTAATCTACTCTAAGGATAGAACTAAGATTGTAAGTCTTGAGCATATTCCTGTTGAAACACTACGAGCTGAGAAGTGTAATGACAAAGGCGAAATTGAAGCGTACTTTTATCACTACGATTGGGCTAAGTACAAAAAGAGCGATGAGATAAAGCGTATCCCTGCCTTTGGAACTTCTAAAGAG